CTTCCGCTGTAGACTCTCTAAGAATAGGATAAATAGCAGCATAAGCATCTTTTTTTAAAGAAGTCCATTCACTACAATTAAGTTCTTTAAAATGTTCGTTTAAAGATGAATATACTAAGCCTTGGTTTTTTAGAGCAGACATTTGTTGTCTTGCTCGTTTTAAATTAGTCATTTTTGAATACTCCTGTTCTTGTAAACCCTACATAACTCTTAGCTGTGTTACCATTTAAGTCTGTAAAAGTTCCATTAGTTAAATTGTCATACTCTCCATTATCTCCATCATAAACACCTGCATTAGATATAAGCTCTTCACCCATAACTTGTACTACATACTCATTATTTGTATCTACTGCTAGTGTAGGAAATGACTTAGCTGTTGGAGATACTTCTGTGTCTAGTGTGATTGTGCTGTGTTTAGGTGTAGTGCCTATAGAGGATATCTCAATTCTATCAACTACTTTCCCTGATACATAGCTTGTACCACTTCTATAAAAATCTATTGTAGATGAATTTGTCTGAATACCTGTAATATCCACTTTTGTTCCATCAGTAAAATATGCTGTACCAATTTTATTATTATAATTATTTTGGATATAAACACCATTTCCGACTTTAACTTGAAAAACATAATACCCACCTGAGTTTACATACCCTTCTGTTTCAGTTGTAAATTCTACAATCTCACTATTCTCTAAAGTATGACTCTCTAAACCATTACTACCATTACCTACTGCAACCTTATCAGTGACAGTATTAGTTATCATAGCTCCTTTATAGATACTATGACTATTAGATGCTACTGTTTTTGGTAGTACCATTTCTATAGGAAGTGGAGTTGATTTAGATAGTGGTTTGTTTTGAGATTCTGCTTGATAAATCATTACCCTAGATACTGGAGTGTCTTCAGTATACCTATAATTATATACTTCTCCATTATTGGTTGGTAGTACTGCTGCTGTCCAAGAATCTCCATTTGTATCAGTAAATATTCTTGGAGTACTACCTAAGATATTTATTATTTTGTTTTTAAATGGTGTGTATGCCTTAGATGAACCTTTAGGTATTAAATCTTCACCTTCCTCTCCAACTAATAAAGGATTTATGTTAGCACTCTTACCACTTGCTAAATGGTTTAACCAATCCTGTGGATAGTTAGCAGGGTCTCCTATAATATCATTGCTTAGTGATGTTCCTTGTGTAAGTAGTGAGTTACTAGAAGTTGAAGTCATTAGATAAGGCTCTTGTATATTACTTCCTGACATGTTCAGTGTTCCATTCTTATGTAATGATGAATATACAAGCCTAATTATTAGTCCACCCGCATCTAATTTAGTAGAGTCTATATACCCTGTTGCCGTTGCTCCTGATACACCACCAAAGAATGTATATCTATTACCAACAATAAAGTCAGTATTCTTTCTGTCATCACCTTGTCCTATATAAAAAGCAAATGATGAGCCGTCATCATATCCATTTGATACACTATTATTTCTACCTAATGACCATTGCCAAGCTTCTACTCCAACATCTTCACTCATATCTAAATCACCACTGACCATATCACTATATGTACCACTAAGTAAGTCATACTGATTAGCTTGTTCTGTGTAAGTTGGTTTAAATATTAATCCACCATCAGACTCAAAGTATGCTTTGTCATAGAATTTAGGTTCTTCTTCTGGTCTACCTGATGGATTTCCACTAGATATAGCACCCGAATTACCATAGTATCCACCATCAGTACCATCAACTCCAGGTCTAAGGTTATCATATACAGATAAATTAACATCATGGTTATACCATTTTTGATATGTATTATTGGAGTCTTTCCAATTTGCTCTACAACCAAAACTATTATAAAAAGGATGATAAGCACCTGCATTTAATCTATCAAATAAACCTGATATAACAACTTCTTCTACCTCATCATGATAAAGTCCATTACCTAACTTACTATATCCATAAGCACTAGCTATAACATCATTAGAAGTATTAGGAGCAAAGTCATGTAAACCTTTAACTGTCTTATAACCTGTCTTAGTAATTAACACTAAATCTTTTCTAGTTACATTAGTTAATACTTGAAACTTACTAGATGTTACTAGTTCACCTGCTGTTGTATCTTCTGTAGCTTGATGGATATTGTCTACTGCTGTAATGCTCATACTATAATTTACAGTCACATCATTAGCATATAGTGTTAGATTAATTGCATTACTGTTTGGTGTTATTGTAATAGTCTTACTTGTTGTGTCTCCCATTCTTGGAAATGTTTGCCTATTAGTATTATCTATATTTTGTGCAAAACAAGAGTATGCTGATGCAGATGGGGGAGCATCAATATCAGGTTTAATTGCTATTGAGTATTTTACATTAGGGGAGACAGCCAAACTTATTGATAAATATCCATCAGCACTGCCACTCTCGTCTTCTAGTGTAGCATTACTATCTCCATTTACATATATGTAACTTAATAGTCTACCACTTGCAATTACTGTTCCACTATCTACCAACTCATTCCCACTAACAACTATATCACCCTTAGTTAATGCTACAGGTAATACAGAACCATGTACTTTATCATCCATAAGGTAGTCTGTACTTGTAGGGCTAAATGGAGCATCAGGTAATACTACTTGTGGTAGTTGTTTAGCACTTACTGTATCAATCTCTATTACTCCACCAGTTCTTACAGATATACTAAAACCATCGGTATTAGAAGAAATAATATTAAATTCATAGTCACCAATACTTAGTAAAGATATAGTTCCATTATATAGCTGAGTTCTTCCATATTGAATTGTAACATTAGCAGAGGAGTCAATTTTGCTTATAACAGAAAAACTAACTTTATAAATATTTCCAATTATGCTATTATTTATCTGTTTTACTTCAGCATAATCTCCGTGCCCATCTAGGTATTTTAGTGTTTGCTTTGATGTATCTATAAACCCAGTTGCTGATGAGTTTACTACCCATCCAGTAGTACCATTACTAAAATCACCATTAACAACTTCTTCATCACCTAGTCTCTCAACCAACCCATCACTAAATCTTACACTATCCCCTACTTTATCAACTATAGTGTTAGGGGTATCTCCTTCTAACCATCTATCTGCTTTCTTTACTTTCTTAGTGTATCCATAAGCATCAAAGTTAGCATTGTTCTGTAGTACAACAGAAGCTGTATGGTTATCTTGTAATGCTAGTATATCATCATCGTTAGAAGCTATATTTATAGCATTAGTTGATATATTAGTTTTGTTAGTGTTTACTTGTGTAGTAAGATTGGTTACATCTGTTTCTATATTAGTTATGCTTTGACTGTTGCTTGTTATATTTGCAGTGTTGTCACTTATAATAATATCTTGTGCATTGTTCTCACTATCTACATATGTTTTATCTGCCTTTCCGTTTATCACTATATCCTGTGCAGTATTTTCATCATCCACATATATTTTATCTGCTTTTAAACCTATCTGTATATCTTGTAGCTCATTTTCGCTATCTACATAATCTTTATCTGCTTTGTTTGCTGAACTAAAGTCTAGTACCTGTTTCATTATACTATACCAAAAGCTTCAACATGTATTGCTCTGCTTCCTGTTTTTAGATATATTGTTGTTGTTGAACTTGACATTATCAATAGTCCTTTCCCACATAATATCCCTCCTACTTCACTATCCGTTATTGGTTCAAAACTATATTTTAGTTCGTCATCTGAGCAGTTCTGTATCTGTTTACAGTTTCGTATTTCTGAATACTCATTTTCTGCCATCTGAACTGTCTCTTGTTTTTTTGTCAATGTTATTATTGCCATTCTCTATCTCCTCTTTTAATTCTTCGTTAGGTCTAACAATTTTTGAGTTGCACCTCTTCTGTCTGCACCTTTACCTTTCGGTTCTTTTTTTGTATTAGTTTTCAATGCTTCACCTACTGTCTTCTTTCCTTCGTATACATCATATCCTCTCTGCATATATGCGGGTATTACCGTTGATATTGCAGTTCTTATTAAATCCTCATCACCACTTAATATATCTGGTACTTTTGTTATATATTGCTCTAACATGTCTACAAATTGTGTTGTAGGTGATTGTGATTGAAAGTCTTTTCCAGACTCTTTTGATAATATGTATATACCAACCATCATAGCCATTGCTTTTACTGGATTTTTCTTTGCTACTTTCAATGCCATTGGTGCTGACAACGAAGCCCATTTAACAAATGGTAATCCTAAGTAACTATCCATTCTCTCTATCCAAGGATAAACCATTCTATTCATGTCTGCAAATAACCCGTTGGCTGTGTCTACTGCTTCATTCATAGGTTTTCCATTCTTTAGTTCTTTCTTTGCTATTACATATCTACCAGTTGTATCTATTGCTGTAAATACTTTGTTTACTGCTTTCCCTGCCAATGAACCTTGGTTTAATAAGATGTTGTTAGCTACTGTTCCCACATGTTTAGGTGTTACTGACCCTACCATATGTTGCAGTAAAGGCTTAGACGAATCAACCACTCCTTCAAGCTTGTTAGTAGATAAGCCAGATGCTTCTAGTTCTTGTAACAGCAGTGCTTCCTCAGAGAGAGTGTTCTTTGGAACTCTTTTCCCTTTTGTCTGTGCTTGGTTCACTTTAGTTTCATAAGCTCTAAGCTCCATCATTGTTGATACTGCTTCTTTTTGCCATACTGCTAAGTCTTTGGGATTAACTCCATGTACTAGTGCTGTTGTCTGGTTTACCACTGTTGCATTTACATACGATGGTACATTCTTTAGAACTACATTTTGTTTGAACATTGTTCCTAGGTTTTTAAGAAGTCTATCTGCTAGTTGTACTGCTTGATGTGATTCATCGTTTGCAAACAGTCTTACTTCTTCTCTTCCTAATATTTGTTCTTTTAAATCTTCATTAACATATTTTAATCGTTTCTTTAATATTTGTGGCAAGTGACCCATTTCTTTCTTTGATAATTTCACCATTCCCTTTTGAGGCTTTGTGCTATACAGTTCTGATTTTCCAGTTGCTAGTTCAGACAATGTTTCATTGATATTACTTCTGTTTGCTTGTTTGATAGAGTTTGTTTCAAATGTTCTTGACAGTGTTTCTGCTAAGTTTTCTGTCTTACCTGCTTTCACTCTTGTTTCTTCATCTACAATTTTAAAGTATTTGTCACCAGTCTGTTTTAGTCTGTTTCTTTGCTGATTAGTTACATCTATTGGCTTTTCAGATTTAACTTCTGTACCTAGTCTACCTTTTTCCCTCTCTCTTGGTATAACTCCATTTTCATCTTTTCCGAGACCATCATATACAGCTTTACCTTTCTCATTTATTCTTTTACCTTTATTAAACACTTCCCCCTGATATCCTTTGATAGCTGATGTGTCTGTATCCGTTCCTACAAAATTAGCTTTGTTCTCTTTATCTATCTGAGTTAGCATATCCATTAAATTGTCAAAGTCTTTGTCCTTAGACATCTTCTCTATTGACTTCCATGAGTTATTTTGTTTAATTGCTTGTATTGTAATAAGTGAGTCTATTAGCTCTTCTGCTTCTGTTGGAAAACCATGAGTCTTTGCTATTTGATGTGCATTGTTTTTGAAGTAACCAAATTGCTCTGACTTAACTCCTATACCTCTAGCTGTCTGCTCAATCTCTTTACCTGCTCTTTCTAATATAACTTTTGTTTCTTGACTTTCCCATACTCGGTTTGCCTTAGCTTCTGTATCAATCCCTTTTCTGAATATAGATTGGTAATCAGTTTGCACTATGTGTTTTGGTGCTGATGATTGAAGTTCTTTACTCCAAGATTTAATATCTTTAGTTACATCCTCTACAAGTTTAGCTATGTTAGCTTCTCTTACTTTAGTAGTAGTAAATTTATTTCTAAAGTCTGTTGACATTTCATTGCCCTTGAACCACTCCTTAAATTTAGTCCACTTACCTTTCGGTGTTAATGTATCTACTTGAGTTTGTTTAACTAAATCTCTGGCTTGTGTCTCTGCAACATTAAGTCTCTTCATTTTGGCAGGTTTCCAACTATATACAATTTCTTTTACCTCTTTGTATGTAGGTGCTACCTCTTTCTTAACTAGTGAGTATTCAGTTGTTTCCATTCTCTTCTCACCTAACTTTCTCTCTTGTCTGATTAATTGTTTCTCTGTAGGAGAGAAATTCCCAACTGGTGTTCCATCTTCATTAGTGTAAAGTCTGTTACCCTTTATCTCACCATCTTTTCCAAGTAGTGTGTTAAATTCTAACTTTCTTCTAGCTTCTTCAAATAATTCCATCTGAGTATCTTTCCATACTTTTTCGTTAACTCCTTTCGGTGTTTCCCCAATCATCTTCTCAGTAAATCTTGGACCTTTCTTTGCAAAGTAAATTGCTCTCTCGAATGGAGAGTTAAGGTCTAGGTCTAATGAAGAGTGCATTTGCTCATTTACTATTTCATCCAATGTTGAACCTGCATTTGTATCTCTATGGTCTAATGATGTCATATAGTCTCTCATAAGTTCACTTTTGTTTTTGACTCTGCTATCATCATGTACAGTCTTCTTTATTAAGTTAGGCTTACCCTCTGGATTTAGAGGACCTTCTATGTGTTCAAGCTCCATTGAGTTCTTTGCATTTTTAACTTGTTCTGGCTTCAAAGTCTTCTTCTGTAAAGATTGTCCTTTGTATCCTAAGTCTTTCATTATTGAATGTAATAAATCTTTTTCTAGTATCTCTGATAATATTTGGTTATAAATCTTTTGTACCTCACTAGATACACCCTTTTGAACTGTCATTGCATCGTGAATAGTCTGGATTGGTTTTCCTAATCTCTTCGCTATCTCTCCAACAATGTATCCATCAATTGAGTGCACTATGTTTGGCATAAGTCCTCTTGAACCCATATCAGCTTTACTTTCGTCTGTAATAAGAGCATCTGTCTTTTTATCTAACTTTCCCTCTATCTTTGCATTTTCTGTATACTTAACTACTCGTCCATTTGGTAGTGTCCAAGTAAAGTTTCCTTTTGTGCCTTTTTGTAAAGAGTAGATAGCATCCATAGCTTCTATTACTAACTTAGCTTTATTTCCTAGTGCATTTGTAAATGCTTCTACGACTACTTCTGATTCTTGTATAGATAACTTATTTGTCTTTGCAAATTCTTTTACTGCTGACTTGGTACCTTGTCCATAAGATTTAAGCATGACAAGTGGTTTAACATGAGCTTTCTCTATACTACCACCTAACTTATCTTTTATAGACTTTGGTAAATCCATCTTGTTCATTTCATTTGCTATTACAACTCTAAGGTCTGCACTTGCATCATCAATAGTTTTAGTTATACCTGCTAGTTTTGCATCACCAGTTAGCATAGTGAAGATTTGATATGCTTGTGAACTTGCATCTATTGTTTCATCTTTGAAATGTATTCTCTTAGTTTCATCAACCTTTGCTAAATTCTCTATACCTATATCTTCTCTCATAATCTTGTTCGCTTCTGCTTTACCTTCTGCTCTTATTGCTTCATCCGATGAACTTAGTTTTCCAACTGTTTCTGGTGAAACTCCTGCATCTAACAAGTCCATTTCATCTTCTCTAAGAGTGTTCTTTCCAGTAGTCTTATTTCTAAATGTCTTCTTTGAACCAACTTCATAGTTCTTTGCTATAGACTCTTTAGTTATTCTAGTGTTGTCCACTTTTTCATTAGACTCTTTCTCCTTAGTACTAACACCTTTCTTTACATCTTTAGGAGTAAACTCTCTCTCCTTCTTTGTAATTCCAATAGCTTCATACTTAGCAACTTTCTCTTGTTCTGCAATCTTTACTTCTTCTGGTGAGTTGAACTCTGTCTTCTGCTCTTGTGCATCTAATCTTTGTTCTTCTCTGTATCTAAGTTCATGTATATCAATGTCTCCATTTTTATATGCCTTTACATCTGCTCTTCTTTCCAATGCTGTCTTTACTAACTTAACATCATCTGGTTTAGGTTTAGCACCTGCTCTCTTAGATTCTTGTATTCCTTTGTTAGCTCTAGCTACTGCTGACTTCTCTGCTAATCCGTTATTGATTATATTTGACTCAATCTCTAATTCGTTTACCTCTTTATCAGTATGTCTAAAACCTTCACCTCTCGACTCATTACCTTTTAAGAATGTCTTATACTGTTCCGATATATCTTTCTCTCGTTTAGTAGTTTCTCTCTTGTTTTCTTTAGGTTTGTTTGCTTCTTCAATCTTTGCTTTAGCTTTTGCTATGTTACCTTTTGGTGCTAGTTGTTCAGTTACTTTTTTACCTTTTAATTCAGCTAGTTTCTGGTGTGCTACCTTTTTAACTTCTTTTGGCAAGTTCTTATCGAAAGCTATTGACTTATACTGTTCTCTCTCAAATGCTATTCTATCTGCTTTAGCTTCTGCACTGTTTGGTGTATAGTCTCCTTTATATCTAGCTTGATTCTGCCCATAAGTTCTTCTTATTTCTTGGCTATCGTCATAGATTTTAAGTCTTCTTTCTACTTCTATTTGTGCATCTTTTGCAATAGTCTGTTCAAGTTTCAGTGTAGCTTTCTGAGTATCCCCACCTTGTGCTGATAGAAGTGAACTTTCTTCTGAGTACTTTCTTCCCCTGAAATCTTCATTCCAATTCTTTACTAGTAGTCTTTTGACTTTAGTTTGGTCTGCTTTCTTTAAAGGATGATGTACTGATAACTCTTGACTTGACAATATGTCTAGTCCTTCCGTATCCTGTATCTTGTTTCCTTTCTTGTCAAATCTTTGTTTGCTTCCCGTACTTATCTCTCTAGTTTCTACTTTAGGTTTACCTTTTACAGTAGTCTCAACTAGTTCTAAATCTGACTTCGGAGGGTTTGCTTTAAAGTCATTATGCTTCGCTGTTTGCCCATCTTTAACTTCTTTAAGCAAACTGTACACTATCTCTTGTTCTTTAGGAGTAGCTTCTTTGAACTCTGTAGTCTCTACTACTTTCTCTGGAGTTCCTACTTTCATAAACTTAGACATAATTGCACCCATAGCTGAACCTAGCCCACCTGCCATCACTACTGTTTCTGGGGTTGCTTCTAGTCCAATCTTATTAGACTTTGAGAACATCTTTATAGCTTCTGGAGCCATTGCTGATAGTCCTTGTGTGATTGCATCATAAGCTATCTTACCTTTGACAGTTGGATTGATTAATAAATCTGGTACTATTTCACCTAATGCTTGTGAAGCTCCATCTTTGTTTTTTACAGCTTCATAATTTATATTAGCTCTTTCTTCCCAAAATTTAGCTTCATCTTCAAATGAATTATTTGTTGCCTTATTTAGTAATCCAGTAATTCCACCTAACACTTTGTCTACTGCTATTGAAGCTCCTAAACCAAAGTCTTTTATACCATCACCCGTAGGTACAGTTGTTACTTCTTCAAGTAATTGAGAACCTGCTTTCTTATATGTATCTAAGTCTAACAGTGAAGGCTCACTCTTTTGATTAGCTTTCGATATTGCTATATTCTTCTTTGTTCTAGCTGATATGCTATCTTGCAATTCTTGTAGAGGTGCTGATACATTTGTTCTTTCTATTATTCTATCAGTTTCTCTCTTTGCTACATTCATAGACTTTTGTGTATAGATTTCTGTACCACCTGCATTTAATGATGCATCTTTTGCATGACCATAATCATATGCTCTATTGTCTAATGAATTTCTGTTTCCATGAATTAGTCTTTCTGCTTTGGCTACATCCTTCATTCTTCTTGCTGATTTTACAGTCCAATTTTGTTGGAATTGCATATCATTCTGGTATCTTTCCCATACACTTCCACCTGCTCTACCATATTTAGTTTCACCAGTATTAGGGTTGTAAAGTTCGTATAATGTTCCGTCTGCTTCATCTTCATTGTCTGCTACAAGACTGTCCACTTCTCGTGTCAGTTCTTCTGATGATAGGTTATTGAAACTTTTATTGTTAGTCTTTAAAGTTTTACCCTTATAATCTGTCACTGTTTCTGGTTGATACCAAGGTGATTTCTGAGTTGTTCCTCCAAATATTCCTTGTGTTGTATCTCTGAATGGTTGTGCTATCTTGTCATTATACCCTTTCTCTAGTCGTTCTGTGAAAGTTTGTTCAGTGTCTATTCCTAGTAAACCTAGTAGTCCTCCTGCCATAGTCTTTCTCCTTTTTTATTTTAGTTTTTGTATTGCTTTAATAAAGTCATTTGCTCTCTTTGGAGTTTGTTTCATCCACAAAGATGATTTTACTTCCTCAATTGCTGTATCATAATCTTCTTCTAATAATGCATCCCAAGTCTTGTTATGGTCTTTATTCCATGATGTCCCTAATTGGAAATTTACACTTTCTAGTACTCTTTCAAATTGTGTATTGTCTAATCTTAACTCTTGTATCTGTGATTTAGCTGATTGCTTTGATTTTTGTGTATCTTGCTTCTTCCAGTTGTCTGTTACTTCTTTGGGAATATTAGTTCCTTTTGGATATCGTAGCTTCTCTGCATCTGTCAGTTTATGTCCAGTACCACCAGTTAAATTACCTTCTGTGTCTACATAAGATGTTGGTTTGAATCCTTCTCTTCTCTCTATTAAAGTTTTAGTTCCTCCTGATTCAGAAGGTTCATTAGGGTGCATTGAGAGCATTAACACCACTACTAATTCCGATATCAAATTTGTCTCCTATTAATGTCTCTGTATTTCTTATCTGAGAGTCCATTTTTCTTATTTTATCCACTTCCATTAGTTGTTGCAATTTTCTTATTGATACTTGCTTTCCGTCTAATGTCATAGTACCTGCACCATTTCCTACTTCTTTCCCTTCTTTATCCATAGAAGGTTTGAATTGTATATTGTGTGAACCATCATTAAAGTAATCTAATACTCCTTGACCTTGTATTCCTGCTCTCTTATAGAACTTTTGAGCAGGTCCAGTATATCCACCAAACTTTGCACTCTTGGTTTGTTTACCAGTTCCTGAATAGTTACCTTCTATAACTCCAGATGTTCCATCACTGTACACCGCTGTTAGCTTACCATCTTTATCTACAAATGTTTTGTGTATGTTTTTGGTCTTATCTCCTAATCCATTTATTAAACTAGCTGAACCACCTCTAGCAATAATCTCTGTTTTGATTGCTTGTCGTTGTTTCTTATCTGTGGCTCCATTAAATTGAGCCATCAACTCTGATATGCCTTCATTCTTTGCATTTTTAACTTCGACACCTCTTTCAAAAGTATTGAGTTCGTCTACTAGTCTGTTGTCTCTCTTTACTTTATCTCTTTCAAGTATTCTTGTTTGAGCTTCGTCTGCTCTTAGCCTGTCCTGAAATGGTGTTATTGCATCAGACAATCCGCTTATTCCATTATTCAACGAAGATGATGCACCTTGTAACAAACTTGCTATATTTGCTTGTGGTAATCTGCTTACTGCTGATTGTGGATTAAATGCTCCTAATCCCATATATTCTCCCTTGGTGCCTTTTATAAGGGTGATACTCCTGCACCTCTCTTGATAATATCCTCCTAAGAGGACACTACAAAAGCTAAAATCTAAGATTTCTTCTTCTTTCTGCTGATGCTTGGTCTTGTGCAAAAGCTTGTTCTTGCATGTTAATCTGTCTATTTGCAAATTCATTTTGTTTCTTAGCCTGTTCATTTTGTAGGTATAACCCACCAATTCCAGTTGCTAATTTTCCATAGTCTGCAAAGTTTGTTCCTACTTCTTTCCCTATTGTTCCAAGTCCAGAACCAATAGCTCCTAAGCCATCCACTACTCCTGTTCCAATAGTACCAAGTAATGATTCTTCTACTGCCATCGTTTACTCCTTATAAGTATTTGATGATATAGTTAGGTTTAATCTCATGTTTATGTTCTCCAACATTACCATTTACAGTAATTGCCTTTTCATCATAATAATGGTTTGACACCCCTGATTTCTCTAGGAATTCAATTGCTTTCTTTGGTAACTCAACTGGTTGACCAGATATAATATCTGCTGAATATATTCCAATCCCAACATATATGTCTGTAATTCCATCTAAAGCATGTACTTCTACACGATGATATTTTCCTAGTTGTGGATGAACTCTTTGCTTAGCTTTCTTTGTACCAACTACATAATTCTCATTTGCCTTAATTGCTTCAACTAATGCTTCAACTGAGTTTCTTTTATTAAACCCTTCTATATCTAAAGCTTCAATAAGTTCCATTAACTCATCTTTGCTTCTTTCCTCTAGTGGTGTATGTTTCATATCGCTATAACCCATTATAATCCTTTTTTGTTTGTTTTGTTTTAATTTTCCGACCAACCAACCCATATTGAGTTAGTAGTCGATATAAATATTAGTCACTGTTTAAGTGAAGTCGTAGTGGTGCTTAACATCTGCATCTTCAACTGATGCTGTTGCTTCTGTACGAATTAACCATTTTTGATTAACAATCGCACAACCAGAAATTGCTTTCCAACCAACTGTACCAAATTGGTTTAATGGGTCGTTAGCTCCTGCTGAACCAACATCATGTACGATAGTTTGAATTGTTTTATTACCACGAAGTGATACTGTTACATATGAGTCCATTGCCATCCATAGTCCAACATAAATGTTTGTTCCTGCTTCGTCAATTGGGTCATTGTTAGTAGACTCAATTACACGGAAATCTCCAATACGACCTACTTCATCTTCTAATGCTTTAGAAACATCTGGATAATCTTCCATATCTTGCCAACCTGCTAACTCACGAAGGTCCTCCACTTGTGATGGGTGAACAATTGCAATGTAAGCTGAACGAACTGGTGCTGTACCAATTTTAGTAGAACCAGAGATTACTTTCTTGAACTTCTTTCCTGCTTGGTTTTTAAGCTTAACTGCCATTAGTGAAATGTCTGCTTTAGTAATCTTCTTAGCTCCAGATGCTACTGTTGCTCTATCTGTTGCTCCATCTGCAAATACTACATTAGTACCTGAGCGAAGAACATCTCTACGAATAGTATCTAGTGTTAGTGAAGCTTGGTCACCTAGTACATCTAAAAAGTCTGTCTTAATTGTACGGAGGTCGTACTTCATAAGTTCGTCTGTAAGTGTAATGTAGTCACCATAGTGTTGAACACCAAACTCTACTTCTTCACGAATAATCTTATTTCCTGTTTTGATGTTTGAACCATTGTACTCTGCAATAGGTGTAGTTGCAGGTAGAATATTTTTATATCTATAAGCAAATGATTTTTTAGTATTTGAGTTTGCAGGAATAGTTTTAGCCATACCAAATCTATCAAATACTTGTGTATCTGTTGCTCTCATTAATAATGCTCTATCGAATGTTGCTAAAATCTTTGCTGATAGGAAATTTCCTGTACCTTGTACTGCCATAATTTGTTCCTTAAATGAACACTTGTATAGGTCTTTTCCTAGTTATTATTCTTCTTTATATGTCTCTCTTGTTGTTAGTTTACCGACTTTAACCTACTCGGTCAGTATAACTATCTAATCAAACATTGCTTCAAAATCTGAGTCTGACATTTGCCATACATCATCTGAATCTACTTCTGCTCTCTTACCATTCTTTGAATTTGAATTGCTTCTCTTTCTTAGCTCGTCTATATCTTTATTTGCTTTTCTCTGTCTTTGAGTAGTCTTTTTTGGCTCTTTGTCTACTTGCTTGGAGGCTTCGCTGTTTGCCTTACTTCTCCCTACATCAATATAGTGGTCCATAAACTTCCCACCTTTCATCATCATCTGCTTCATAGCTTCTGGTATGATTTCTTGTGCTAGTCCAGACTCTAGGTGTCCTTTAAAGTGTCTAAGGTCCTCAGCATTAGCTGTGATAGCTTGTACGAAGTCTTTCGGTACTACTGCTACTGCATTGGTGAATTTCTCATGCAATCCTTTATCTGCCATAATCTCATTTGCTACTATGTCTGCTTCTGTTGGCATGTTGTAATTCTGTGATTGTTTATAAGCTTCTGCTTTTGCATCATAAAGAATATCTTTGTCTACATTTGCTCTTCTAGCTATTTCTGCAATAGCTTCTGGAGAGCCATTTTGAGCCTCTACAAAGAGTTTTAAATCATCACTTGATAGTTTGCCTTGCTCCATAATAACTTCGGCTTCTGATGGCATCTTTGTTGATTTCTTTCGTTGAGCTAACTGCTTTAATTCGTCTATAGAATTTGCTGTTACCTTTGTTCCATCAATAGTTATTTCTATCGGTTGGAATCCACTCTCATCGCTTTCTTTGCCATCAACATGTTCGTCCTCATGTCCGTCTCCACTGTCCCCATTGTCGTCTTTGGTTTCAATATCTCCTTTTTCAAGTTCCGTATCTGAATCTTCATCATCCGATTTTCCTTCTTCAGCTTTATTGTCTTCTTCTTCATTATTGAGATTATCATCTTCGTTATCGACTTCTTCATCACCTTGTGACTCCTCCTCTTCTTCGCCTTGTATATCCTCCAATGAACCATCACCTAGCTCATCGAACATGTCCTCTAATTCTTCCCATTCGTCTTTCATTTATTGTCCTTGTGTTTGTTGTTCTTGTCCAGTTTCAACTGTCTTTTTCCAACTGTCTACTTCTATATCTTGTGATTTGGCTCCATCTACTCTAGCTTTACTAGTAGCTGATATTCTACCGTTTGTAGCACCTTCCATTGAAGCTTGTGCTTTAATCATTATAGCTTGTCCATCTGATTGTATTTTCTGTATCTCTACTTGAAGTTTAGATAGCTCTAATTGAGCTTTTTGCATCTCTATTTGTTGCATCATTAATTCCATTTCACTTGGTTGTGGTGGCTGTCTATTTCTAATCTTTTCAGCTAAATCTGGCTTATTCATAAGCTCAAACATTTCTGCTTCTAGGATAGTCTTAATCTCGTAGTCGTCACCAGTTTGTTGCATGAGTAGATTTAATTCTCTTAGTCTTGCATCTGTACTAGTTCTTGACCCTACTGTAACAGTAACATCGAAATCTCCATCTTCAAATACATCAAGGAATTCCATTTCCTCTTCTTTTAAATAAGACTCTATCTGCTCGTTTTCTAGGTACATAGAAGCCATCTTTAACCAGTCGGAGAAGATTTGCTTGTATAGCTGTGAAATCTTCCTTACTAGGTCCTCAGTACGATTCTGTGATGTACTAGATTGTCCACTGTCGAAGTCTGCACTGTCTATCTGCTTATTCCCTATTTGGCTACCTTGATTGACTCCTGCCATATCTGAGCCTTCTTTATCCACTAAAGCTACTACTTGGAATACTGACTGAGGTATGTTGTTATATGAACCATCAGCTATCCCCTTAGGGTCGCCATTAACTATTACTGTACTATCTCCATTCTGCATCCTCTTAAAGTTTACATAATCTAATGTTCCTCGCTTAATGAACTTTTGTCCGTTGTTTGCTAAACTCATATTATCTAAGATGCCTTGAATAGTACCTGCTTTAATCGTTTGTAAATCTCCAATAAAGAAAGCCAATGGATTACCCCATAAGCTGAATGTTACTGAGCTATACACTTGTCTATGGAATGGTATAGTACCTATATTAAATTTGTTCTCTTCTAGTCTAAGATTCACATTGTGACCTTCTACCCAAGTAGCAATTATAGGCTCTGCTATACCGTCATTATTTACATCATAATAACCCCAGTACTCAATTATATCTATCTTCTGTCTAGATTTATCCAATACATTAAAATACTCGTCTTGACCATACCCTTTACCTTTTGCTTCTCTATCCGTTTGTAAAGCTGAACCCTCATCATCATTATACACTTTTCTTTCTATCTTTTGTAAATCTTTTTCTTTGTATAGTTTTGACTCTCTTAGTTCTGAAATAGTTTGTGTTCTACGAACAGCCAAGAACCTAATCTCGTCATCTGATTTAGCCTCTGGGTCTGGATATACATGTTCATTTCTCCATACTGTAGCTATTGGATTGTTGTTTATAATCTTAGTTTTTGTTACTTTATAATTATATGTTCCATCTTTATTCTCCACTAGGTCTTCAATCTTCTCTGCTTCTAAAGCATCTTCTAATTCTACATTCTTAAAATTCTCAGTCTCTGTAATCTCTCTGAAATCCCATCCGGAACGAACCCAAACAGTTCCTTCTCTCGACATTACATCAAGTACATCTTCTGTGAACTTCTGTCTATTGAACTTCTGAGTAAACATCTTATTTAGATATTGTTCAGCAACCCTTGATTTTAGTCCATCTTTTCCTGATACTCTAATTGGTTTCACTTGGTCTACAAATGGTTCTATTACACTAGGCTTCTGATTCTCAATAAATTTAGCTACTTCTTTTAGCACTAAGTCTTTATCATTATCTTTATCCTGTGTTCCATCATAGATTCTATTACTCTCAGCCATCATTTCATCTACTTCCGTTTTAGCTTTCTTTGCTGACTTTACATCTGCTCTTAGGTGCTTGAATATAGCTGACTTGCTCAACTTTTCATTTTCTATATGTTCCATTTTTTACCTCCTTATGGTTGATTTTCAAGAATTGTAACTCTTGCTTCTAAATCTGCAATTTGCTGTTGCAATAGTGATATATCTATTTCATCTTGTGTTAATCTATCTTGTACTGACATTAGGTTTGCTTCTACTATTGTTATCTTCGCATCTATCTCAGCCTGAGCTTCATCTACTGGTCCATCTGGGTTATCCAATAGATATGGATATATTGTGTCCCTTATTTCTCTTAGCTCTTGTATAAAATCCTTTGCCATTATATAACTTCCTTACTTGCTTCTACTTGGTCTATATGATATCCTGTTGTCTGAATACTTGAATCTGATGTAAAATTTATTGTCACATAGTCTGAGTATACCCATTCTGAATAAAATGGTACTGTATAACTTCCATGTAAAGTCTGAATTGTATTTCCTAAACTGTCTTTTATTCTTACAAAATCATAATCAGGCTCTGTTCCAAATACATCAAATCTTACTCTCGTCTTTACTGCACCTTCCATTGTGTCTGTGTAATTTGTCTCGTTCATATTTGGATTATAATTACTAGGATATGTACTTAGTGCTATATCTTGTACTTTTATTGGAACAAATGGTTCTAATTCTGCAATTCTTAATGCTAGACTATCTATATCTACACTTGCTTCTATTATAGTGTCTGATAGATTTTGTTCTCTTACATCTTCTTCTTGTACTTTCAAACTTGTATCATCTATACCTCTATCATTCAGTATTACACCTTTCACTGAGTTCTCATATCTTTCTTTTAACTCTGGATAATACTTTTCTTCTGTCTTATTTATTAAGTATTCCAGTTCATACATTCTATACTACTTCTGCTATTATAGTATTTGATTTTGCTGACTCTGTTCCACCTAATCTACTTGAAATATTTACTGCATACTTACCTGCTGTCAATCCAGTTGTTGTATATGTTGGTGATGTTGTTACTGATGTTTGTAATCCATCTATATATACTACATAATCTGTAGCTGACATATCATCCCATGTAATTACAAATCCATCTGCATTTACACTTGGTATTGCTACATTTGTAGGAGTCTGTGCTACATTCTCATATACTATTCCATCTGGTTCAGTTGAACTTAGCTTATCTGTCCTATGCTGTAGTCTTCCCATTATCAGTTTAAGACTATCAATAGCTCCTTGTGCTGATGTACTATCACTGTTTACTGCAAATGATGTTACTCCACCTTGTTGTTCTGCTACCTTTACTAACATATTGTCATCGTACCCTTGTGTCTGTCTTGATATTTGTTGTATTCTGAATATACCCTCTACACTTCCCATCGCATCTTTATTTATCTTATCAATTAGTGTTACATATGACTGTGCTAGTAACTCTGACTTTTTCTCTGGGTCTAATGAATAGTTGTCAAATTGTACCTCTAACTTTTCTAACATTATTCCCATTACTGAGTTTTTTGCTGTCATTATGGAAGATGAGGACTTATATATTTCTTTGTATTCTTCTTTGAAATCACTCAATTTCATTTTAGGCATTATTCTATACCTCCTTTATTTAATTCTTTATTATATTTTGTACCTTTGTTATATGGTTCTTCTATTGCAGTTTTTAAATTATCTAACAAATTATATTTCCCATTAAACATTAAGTCATTCTCTTCGTTAAAGTTCTCTGCATCCTTGGTAACCATCGCTTTTACATCTGGTTCATCTGGCTCATTATCTGTCTTTTTTTCGTCTTCTTCTAATGGTTTAGTTCCAACATCGTATAATGTATATGCTAGTGATATTACATCTATAATCATTTCTATAATTAGTGTTGTCAGTGCTGAACCAGTTGCTCCTGCTATTCCAGTTACCCATCCTGTACCACCACTCGCCAATCCTAATAGTATGACAAATACAAACTTTATTACTTCTACCAATCCATTTTTTACTCTTTCTAATATCTCTTCTTTTGACTTGTCCGAGAATAGACTTATTATCCATACTAGCAAATCTATCTGCCATCTGAACATTGGAAATTCATACAGAAAGTCGACTAGCTTTCCTAACTGTTCTGTTAGCTTTTGCATTGCTTCTATAAAGAAGAATAGCATATCATATAGCACTCCACTTTTTTGAATAGCTTTTATCTCTATGTAGTTTCCTAATATCAGGCTTAGTTCTTCTCGCTTCATCTGCTTCATTACTTTTCTTTTCAGATATAATGTTTTATCTACTGGATTTCTTACAAAAAACTTTGAGGCTAATGCTGACCTCTGAGCTTCCATTGTAGCCCATACTATCTGCTGTGAACTTGCTCCAGTATCTATTACACCATAATCACTCCAATCCCAAAAGTCTTCCAAGTTATCATAGTATAAATGGTACTTTTCTCTTAACATCAATGTCGCTCCATCTGTATATGAATTCCAGTTATTAGACATATAGTCTGATTCTATTACCATGTTGTACACTGTTAGGCTCTGTGTCTGTTCATATGTCACTGTCTCATGTACGAATGTTCTATGCACTGTCCCCTTAGATATCACTGGACTATTTGCTATATATGATGTTGTTGTTATCATCATTAGTAGCCAGTCCTTCTCTCCATGTGTTAACAAACCTGTTATTTCTGCTCCACTTGTATCATATACCCTTGAAACTCTATATTTCAATCCTGCTTCTATTATTGAGCAAGTTGCTGAGTCTGGTGTAGTAGTAGCTGTTATATCAAATGTATCACCTTCATAGTAGTACACTGGTAGATTCTGTCCAAATATATTTTCAAATGATTCTGGTATCCTATCTGCTTCCAACACTGTATCTGTATTGTATGCTTTACAATAGCTTTCTATCTCTACTTTTCCAATGGTTTCCATTTTTGCTCTAACAAAAGCATAAGCTCTTATTAGTGAATTCTCCTCAATTACATCTGGTCTTTTGTAACTCCAGTTATGCTCTATTCTCTCTATAGCAAAAGAGTCAACTGCATCTGCAATATCTTGCCTTTCTTGCTCCGTGGTATTGATAAACTCCATCCATGCACCTTGTCCAGAGTTTACATCTGTAACTGAGCTGTTAAAGTTAAAACTTCCATATACCTCATTCCCATTAATTATTGTTAGCGGAAATGCATTATTCATAATTTTTATCATCTGACTTTTAAAAGAACCAAATGCTATAGCATCTTTTTTCATTATTTGCAATTGTGTTTGTTGATTTGGATTGTATGATGGTATAGTTATTCCTGCCATTCTATGCTCCTGCTATGAACTCATTCAATTGGTCATTGTATTGAATCATTCTTGCATTTACTATTGGGTCAATGTTTCCATTAGCTCTCCAGTCTACGAAAGTTACATACTCTGCTAACTCATTTAGACTCATTTGACTTTTATCTTCTGTTGAATCTGCAATGGTTGTTAGTTCTAAAAATCTTTTTCTGTACTCATATATGTCCCAGTTTATATTTCTATAATATGTATATGCTACTGCTTCTTTATATGTAGAACCTAATTCTTTTACATTTGAGTCTATTGAATTTAAATCTCTCTCATTAATAAAGTCCAATTCTACCTGTGTCATTATGGTCTACCTAATATTAGTAGTTCTGACATTTTCTGTATTGGTTCATAATGTGATGATGGGGACAATCCTTTAAACACTGCTTTTATTTTCATATATTCTTTTCCATTATTTGTTGTATTTTTTATTATTCTTGTACCATTTGCATAGTCATCGTTTGTCTCATGTATTCTTCCTATTTCTTCCCATATTGAACTATCGTCAACATTTCCTGCAATGTTATTCGTCCCAAATAATAAGAAATTCTCATATACCACATTTCCACTTCTATATTCAATCCATCCCCATTGTTCTATTACCACTGGCTGTTCCCAAGTATAATACACCTCTTGGTCTACTTGCATCCTTACATGTCCTCCAAAAGTTTTGAAATATAAATTAGGATAGTTTATATTAAAGTAATGAAATCCTTCTACCGAATATGTGTACGATGTTGCTGTTGGTCCTAACTTTGCTAGTGCTTCTCCGCTTGGAGTATTTTGTCCAGTCATCATTGGTATTAAATATTGTACTAATTGTACTGTTACTCCTGTACAAGCTAGACTTTCCTTTCCAAATATATCGTATGCTACTACTTTATAATTAGCTTGTGTCGGCTGATATGATGTTGTATCATCATCGTATGTCTGAATTAGTCTATCCAACTCTGCTCTTAACTCTCCATCTCTGTAGACTCTAAATCCTACAATTGTTGTAGTATCTCCATAATCCCAATTTAATTTTACATAAGCCATTTGCTTCCTTCTATTATTAATTTCCCCATAATTCCAATCGCCTTATGTGTACTCCATGCTCAATAACTACTTGACCTTCGCCCTTTGTTACTTCCATTCTGTAATAAGAGTATCTTGTTGAGTTTCCAACTATTTTGAATTCTCTCCTTTCGTTTCTCCACCATTCTATTTGTCCAATCACTGTATCTATTATTGTCCAACTTATACCATCATTTGATGCCCACATTGTCCATTCTTCTGCTTCTAGGTATCCATTTGGATTAGTTCTTGAACTTACATAATATCTGTCTAGCAATGTATCTTTGTTTTTTAATTGTAGTTGTAAATACTCAGATGATACTGCATTCGCAACTCCCCTCCATTCCCATATATCTCGGAATGCATTGAATGGGTCCCCATTCACATCTCCTTGTGTAGTAGATGTAGATGCTAGTGCAAAAGTTTCATCGTTTTTACTCATTTCTGGTACTTGGTTCACAATTGCAGGTCCATCTGTATGTGCTATTATAAATCCATCTAAATCATCTTCAAAAATATTTTTGAATTTTATTCCAAATTTATGAGTTCCTTCTTCTGCTTCTTTGAATATATACAGTCCTCCTGAGTCTCCACTTATTGTATCTATATGTATATCGTCTAAAAATATGTCTGCATACTCTGAACTTCCTTCTATATACCATGACATTATTCCATCTGGAGTGAAGTCTAATTTTAATATTCTTACTGCTTCCCTTACTGAATTTCCAATCAAATTTTTTGTTTTTAATGGTGCCTCGAATGCTTCCTCTATTCTTGTTCCAACTATATTTGTTACTGATGCAAAATCTTTCAAATCACAAAACTGTTGTGTCAATATATTTGTTGTTGATTCTGGTAATAGTACTCCATTTAATAATACTATCTTACTTCCTGCATCATTCTTATATACTCCTGTATTGTTTCCAATCATTCGTATTCTAATCTTGTCATACCATCCTCTATTCTCAATCAGGAAGTCTTTAGTCTCTCCATCTTGTGTCCATACCCAATTTACTTGTCTGTCCAATAATACCCAAGCTTGTTTTTCTTTGTTCCAAGCTGTTACCATCCAATCATTCATTGTGTCTGCTACAAGGTCTATAGTTATCCTATACCTGCTTATTAGTGTAGGTTCACTAGTTTCTGCCTGAATCCAATGTTCTTGCTGTATATCGTCTGCTAACCACTTTCCTGCATCATTAAATAGATATTCTGGATTAGCTCCACTACTTGCTGAGGTTGCTGTTATTGTCCATAATCCGCTTGTTTCATTGTATTCATAACAGTTATTCACTATCCCCTGTAGTCCTACTGGACAATGCGGATTATAGAATGTATCCGTTGTTTGTATATTGTGGTATTCAAAGTTCCTTATATATGTTACTAGTTTAGATTCTTCTCCATATCCCAGTGAGCCACTTGTAGCATCACCTGTAGCTGTCGAATCATCCACTGTATAACTTATATCGGTTGGACATTTTATTGGCTCTCTAGGTATCTCATAATGAGTTTTAACTAATGGTGTATCTTCATCTATTAAGCTTATCATTAGTTCATCTAGTGACTGAAACCTTATTCCATCATCATGTGATAGGACTGTATCTAATGGACATGTTCTGTAGTCCACAACATCATTTTCATCTACTAAGTAAGCATAACCATTAATGTCTGGTTCTGTCACTCCTACATAGTTCCCTGTAACTCTTAGGTTAGTCCGTTCAACAAACAGAGTGTAGTCCACCCAAAACTTGTGTTCTTGGCTTGATAGATTCGGATTCACTACTCCTGATATATAGTCTCTCATGTATTTTATAACATCGGTATTCCATATAAAAGCAGTTCTCAGTCTTCCTCTTCTTTCTATATCTAAACTGTCCATTCTTTCTTGTTCTGATAGATTGTCCGTATAGTATAGCTTCCTCTCTCTATTTAGTTGTTTATACTCTCCATCTGAGTTTTTTACTTCTGCTAGTGTCTTAGTGTCTACCTCAGTGTTGAAGTAGTCCCATACATTAGAAGCCAAAAGTCACTCTTCTTGGATTTGCAAAGTCACTAGGATATTCATTCGTTGCTACTGATACATGAGTCTCTATTAATCTCTCATTGTTTGTATCAATCTCTTTCCAGTATAATCCCATGTGAGTCTTAGCTTTTGCTCTTTCTAATCCTGCCATTATATATAGTGCTACTGCATCTTCCAGTGCTATATCTGTATCTATTATTGATACTCCGTTTGTTGGCTTCTCTGGTACTCTTACAAAAGTATCTTCATCAATTCTTCTGAGTATCTGTCTTGAACTTGTTGTGTTCTCTATTAATACCAAAGGCAATGTATCTAGTGCTACTCTTTTTAATGCTGAATATATTCTCTCATTAAAGTTTGCATCATCTGGTAAACTCACTTTTGCTGTACTCTTTGTTGATACTAATATTCTTAGTTCTGTTTGTGTCATTTAATCTCCTTAATAGTATCTTCTTCTAGTTGTATCTTCAAAATCCCAATCTTCTTCACCACCAACCTCTGAGCCAGTTGCTCCTGCAGGTGGTATTACAAAGTTAGGGTCTAAGAAGTTTGCTAGTGCATCTATTACATCATCATGTGCTGTTGTTGCACCTTCTTTTGTAAAACCTTTATATTCATAGACTAATTCAGCTATTGATTCTGCATACTTGTTATCTGGGATTCTTATTTGTCCCATCTTAAACTTTGGTTGTAGTGCAGTTATTCTAGCTTCTTTGCCTTGAATACTATTTAATTCTAATGCTCCATAGTTAAAGTATGTATTAGTTCTTGTCATTTCTAATTCAATGAAGTGGTCTAATACTTGCTGTAATGATGCTTTCTCTACTCTAGTGTCAATCGGTCTGAACTTTCTTATCTGTTCAAACATAATTTCTATAATCTCACTTGGATTAAACTTACCGACTTCAATGGCTACTAAGAACCAATTGTTGTGTTTGTCTACTCCAATTGTCATTACTACTGAGAAATCTGATGCTGTTCTTTTACCAACTGCAATATCCATAGTAGTAAAGAAATTCATCTCTGAAAACTTATCTTTCAATTCATCATAGTCATAGTATTTTAACCATCTATCTTTAAAAACTCTCATTTCTTCTGAACTTGTCTCTAACATATACTCTCTGTAAAATGAACCTTCTTCGTCCATTTCTTTTGCACCTTGATAGAGTTCCCAAATTTCTTCTTTCGTGAATCTATCTCTCCATACTGATACTATATCTTCTTTTCTTGGTACTGGAAATTCATTACAAACTGGCAATATTAAAGTTGAGTATTGTCTACCTAACTTCATCTTATTCAGAATATCGTCCTCTGCAAATGGTGTTCCTACTACAATCATCTTGTAATGTGAAATATCTACAGCAGGTCTAATTGACGACATAAACCACTTTGTTACTTTCAATCTTTCAGTCTTACTAAATAAAGCATCATCTGATAGAATATCATCAAATAACAATAGCTCTGGTCTGACTCCTGCTCGTTTAGTTCCACGAAGACTCTGTCCTGAACCCTTTACTTGTATATATACTTTAACACCATTCTCATTAATGAACCTAGCATTTTTCTTGGTAGAGTGGTCTAGTTTCAGTGTCTTCTGTAGTTCTTCGCTGTTTTCCCACAAGAAGATTATCTCTTCAAGTAGTCCTATTGCTTGGTCTTCACTACCAGAAAATATCATCAGATTAGATACCTTACCAAAGTTTGGCATATACCCTTTCGATAATACATATAGTGCTAGTTTGGAGTTCAGTACTGTTGTCTTCCCTAATCCACGACTTGCAATCACTTGCTTAAATTTACCCTCTTGTAACACATGGTCTACCATTTCGTAGTGTGCTCTAGGGGTCATATTTGACTCTTCAACCAAATTTATATTACACCAAGACATGAACTCCAATGATAGGTTCAGTGGCTTGTATGGTATCGTATAGTCTGGTTTATAGTATCTCTTGGACATCTATAATGTCTCCGTTTGTTCCTATCATCTTATTCTCCTCAGCTAAAGAACTAGCTATTTCTAAGAACTTATCCATTTTAGACTCTTCTTTAGTGTCTATTGTTAGCTTATGCTCAACTATCTGTTGTTGCTGTTTAATGTATGGCTGTACTGCCTTCATTGCTTCTGTAACTTCTCTAGGTGAGCTTCTTGTGTCCATAATGATTTTCATTGCTGTTTTTACTATTATATTAATCTCACCGACATATAATACATCATCATCTGGTCGCATTGCCCTTATAAGTTCTTGAACCCATTTTCTCAACATAAATGCTGACGACCTCTTTTGTGCAATCTTTCTCTCACAATCAAAAGCTCTAAAATATGCTTCTGTCTTTGTGTGACCTTGAAGTATTGCTTGTGCATATATGTACCCTTTGCCGAACATATCATTATCTATATTGAAGTAATTCTGAACATTCTTAAATTCATTTATATCTTCTACCACTACTAGTTCGCTGTCTTTTGGAACCATATTCACACTCCTTGTTTTATTTATTTATTCTGTTCTTTCAGAGAAACATACTCCTTTACCAACAATCCTTAGATTGTTCCTTTACCAGTATGCTTCCATCAAAGCTTTGGTAAGTACTATTCGTACCTACCTTTGTTATATTTTAGTATTTCATCATCAGACATCATTTGTCCAGTCATGTCGTACACCTCAGTTCTCATTTGTTTAGTTACTTTTTTCACTGTATCTACTAATAGATATTTATGGTCTTCTGGTATCTGCTCATATACTGCACAAGCTAGTTCTCTAATTTCCCATAAAGCACTCTTATCTGTCCGTAGAGACATAAAGTTTCTTAGTGACCTAAGATTAACTGTCCAGACTAAAGATGTCTTGTAAGCTTCTACTAGGTTGTATTTGCTTATATCATTAGCTGTACCTCTTATCACATTCTGTCTTAACATTTCTAGTATTACTACTGATTGATAGTCTGTAAAATCATCTCCAGTTAACACTATATACTTACTTGCTCTTTCTTTTTGTTTGTCTGTTAAAGTCTGTGTTTCCATTTATAAATCCCCTTTTACTCATGTCCATTGTGTAATGGTCCTTTCTTTGTGTTTCAACTGCATGACAATTTGCACATAATACTCTGCATTTTTTTATTTCTTTTTCTATATCTTCTTTTTTTCTTTTCATATCCAACGATATATTAAATTCTTTTTCACTTGGAACTTTGTGGTCGAAATGTAATGCTACTGGATGTTTATTATATCTACAAATTTCACATCCTTTTTGTATTTTATACTCACTTATCCAAGTCCTATTTTTTCTTCTTGTGTTTTTGTCTAGGCATTTTTTAGTACAAAATGTATGAACTGAGTTTCCTTTTTTAAACTCTATATTACATTCAGGACAAATCCCTATACCATGATTTCTACTAGACAAATTTTTCTTCTTTTTTTAATTCGTTTAATGTGTATCTACTCGATTTTACACTAAAGCTTGATATTCTATGTCTGCTCAATTCTGCCAGACATGCTCTACTAATACCATCAATGTCAAAGTTATAGCTAACATGTTCCAATGTGGAGGCATGTTTAAATTTAACTCCAACTCTTTTGATTCTCTCATAATTTATATCCTCACATTCTTTATCCCAACACTTAGCTATTGCTTTGTCTGCTATATCTAAAGGAGTGTTGTGTAATAATTTAACTACCATAGTTCTTTATCCCATCCTCTTGGTGACTCAATATATATTACTTCTTCTGCTTCTTCTGGAGCTATATATCTATCTTCTGATGATTCAAAATTCATTCCATTAAAGTATGTTAAGAAAGTATTACCATCACTTCTTACCCAATAAGCTCTGTTGTATATAAGTTCAGTTCCTTTCCATTTCTTTACTACTGACATCCTACACATTCCCCACTTCTATCTTCAGTTTCAGTCATTGTTGTATCCTTGTTTTTAACTGCTTCTCTGTAGTCTGGTTGTTTAAGATGTGTCCAATTCATTTCTGTATCACCCATACCTGTAAACTCATCCCAATCTAATTCTTGTTTAGAATAGTTTGATACTTTTCCTTCAAAGAAGTTTGTCTTAGTATCATTTGCGACTTCTCTTTTGAGTAGTGCATTTACTAGTGGTGTTCTATATCCATATCCATATTTATCTTCATGTTCATCGTACATTCCAATTGCTTGTTGCCTCTTCTTTACGAAGTATGCTACTGTTGCATCTGTTATTTCTTTGTCGAACTGATACCCTAATATGTAGTTCATCCAACTAGACTCTAGTTCAAATGCTTTATCAAATAGTGCATTAGTTTTTGCTCTAATCATAAACCAAGGTAAATCTGGATTCTCTCTCTGAAACTCTTTAATTATGTTCTCAAACAGTTTAAGGTGATGTAACTCATCTTTGTGAATTTCCTTTACCATATCTGCACTAGCTACCATCGTATTACCTAAGTAATATATAGTTGCAAATCCAGTCTGAAAGAAAATACCTTCTAATAGTTGGTTAGCTATCAGTGCATAGTATATCTTCTCTTGTGTAACTTCACCATTAGTTAGTTCACTAAACATTTTATATACTTCTGTATTCTTTGCATTAAGTGTTAAGTCATGTTTATACAATTCAAATACCTCATCTGAGTTATCAACTGTATCTGCTAGTAAAACAGCATAGGACTTAGAATGGAGTACCTCTTGTGCACTCTGTTCTATTATACAAGCATTGACTACCTTATTAGTTATATATCCATTAAGGTTATCTGCTAGGCTGTCTGCTATCATACTATCTAAGAAGCTTATCTGAGCAAATACTCTATCATAAGCAAACTTCTCATTATCATCTAATTTAGAATAGTTCTTTGATTCACTAGCTGTGTTAACTGATTCTGGAGTCCAGAAACAATCTCTCATTGACTTATATAGTTTACCTGCCCAATCATATCTACTCTTATTAAAGTTAAGTAGTCCAGATGGATTAGCTCCTATTATAGTTTCTTCAAGACTATCACAACCACTAGGATTGTATAGTACTTTTTTATCCATTTGCAATACTTACTAACAGATTGGCTCTATTTTCTTTATGTAATATAGACTTCCTACCTCTTGACCATGAACCACAATTACCACATTTGAATCTAGCAAATCTAGATACATTAGTAGTTGAATATCCTTTTCGTTTCAACTTATGGCTACCACAAGTAGGACACATAGATTCTGAATCTGTTGCTCCAGTTGTAACATTTGGATGGGACTTAGCCCAAGGTCTTAGCACTAGGTATAGTTCCTCAGTCGAGATTACATCTTGCTTGTTATAGAACTTCATTTCTGCCCAAGCTTCTTCATTACCTTTCATACATTCTGACCATAAAGCAAATCCTTTAAACTTACCATGACCAGACTTCTTCTCTTTACATAGAGCACCAGTTAAATATTCCAGTGTGTTCTGCTCAAATGAAAACTCTTTTTTAGCGATTAACATTGTGTCAATCACTCTATAAGGTGATGGTGGTTTTAACCCATTCAACACTGCATAAGCATTAATCTTCTTCATATCAAATCTCTTAGCATTGTGACCTATAATCAAGTCTGCTTCATGTAAGAAATCTAGTACCTTTTCAATCAGTTCAGAGTCATCTTCTGTTCTTGTTTCAAAATAATGTACTTCATCTTCTCCTAGCCATTTCATAGCAATAGACATCATGTAAGAACGATTCTCTTCAATTCTCATAGGTCTACCAATATTCTGTTTCCATAGTCCCCAATGGTATGACATCATAGGTGCATTTTCAATGTCAAGAGTTAATATTCTCAAATTGTTTTTGTACACTTTGTTTGGTGAACTAGGTTTACCACTAGCTACTAGGGATACTGGTTTTAACTTGCATCCATCTGGTGCTTTAGGTCTAGGAATATATATACCTGCATCTTTCAATGCTTGACGAATGCTAGTGTCTGGTATTTCCCATTTATCACTAATCTCTATCCAAGTCATTCCACCTTGTCTGTTTTCCCAAATTGCTTCTAATATTTCTTTTGTAAATCTGTGTTTATACATGTAATTTGCATCCTCTAAAATCTGCTTTCAACCAGTTCTCTTTAGCTTCTGGTGATAAATCTTTCTCAAACTTTCCATTAACAAAAGTTCCAACTCTACTGTTTATTTCCATTGACACTTGTTCAAGTACTTGCTCTGGTTCATATCCTAACTTCATAATCTCTCCATGTGCAAATACTATTACATCTGCATATGCATCAACTTTTTCTTCTATTGGTGTAGAATAAGATGCTTCATATTTTTGTACAGCTATGCCTTCTTCTTTCAGTTCCTTTACAAATCTTAATAACTTATCTTTTAGTTGCCCTCTTTTTTCTTTAGTAATATCTAACCCAATACTTTCCATTAGTTCTTCAATTATATTTGCATGTGCATCTATAGCCAAATATTTATTTAATTGTAGTCCTCTATCTGTTTGAAATTTTCTTAGTCCGTTCATTGTTTTCCTTTGTTTTTTAACTCTTATTAGAAGAGTCGAGAGACCCCTCTTAAAAAGTTATATCTTCTTATAAGCTATCTTTAACTCTTCTTTAAATTCTTCAATAGCTACTACAGCTACTAAACCTTCCTCTTTTGTTCTTTCCATGAAGTCAACAAGATAAGCTCTTGCTTTCATTCCATGTACAAAGTTAGTTGTCTGTTGGATATTAAAGAGTGCACAATTTGCTTGTGCTGTCTCTCTATAGCCATCAATATATACTGCTTTGAATACTTTTTTATAAACATCAGACTCTAAGAAATCTTCAATTAACTTTGCTTTTTCTAAGTCATTTTCGTATCTCTTTAACTCGTCTTCCATCTGCTTAATGTCAAACTCTACTTGTGCTAGTTCTGATTTATCCTGCGACATAGTAAACTAATGCTCCCACTGGTCCAACTAAAACTCCGATTGCTCCCACTATTGTTTGTGCTAGTGTTTCGTAACCTGCACCTAATAATGTTAGTATATTCATAACCCATCCAAATAATACTGTAACAGCTAATGATAACCAAGCTATTAATGCTCCAAATACTAGAATTTTTTCCATTAGTCTAGTCCTAGGTCCGAATCATCAACTTCTGGTTCTTGTTTATCTTCATTCGTATCACCTGACACTTCTGCTGAACCACCATTTGCTATATGAGCTTTAAGTCGTTTAGTCTTCTTATCTGAAAGACGACCATCAAGTTTGCCAAGTGCTTCTGGGTCTAGTGAGTTGATTTTCTCATTAGCATTTAATCCTGCTTCTGTGAATGATGCAAATACAATGTTGTCTTCTGTAACTTCACCTTTGTAAAAATCTAGTTCTTTTACAATTGCAAGTTTACATTTTTTACCATCAAGCTCTTTAACTGCATTAAGTACTACTGGTTGACCATTTTTCATTACTGGTGAACCATCTTCTTTAACTAGTGGTTTGTTAAAAGTAGTGATACCTTTAAGTCCCATAACTACTGCAAAAGCCATCCAGTCTTTATAACCATGATTCACTGAACCAGTAGCCCATTTTTCATCTAGAATAAATGCTTGATAGATAGTTTTCTCATGTCCATCTGCTGTAACTAGTGAAAGGTCAATACAGTTATTCTTACTCTTAGTTTTACCTAGTGTTGCAGTTACAATTGTTACATCATATACTCCAGTCTCCATAGTTCCAAAAGAACCTCCACTTCCACCTGCTGTACTTGCTACTTCTGTGTCTAAATTAAATACGAAATCCATTATACTAACTCATCTTCTGATTCTTCATCAATATCAAGACCGAAATCATCTGTCTTTACTGTTTCACTGATACCACGAATAGCATCAATTTGTGCTTGTAATGTTGCTACTTGTTGTTCTAGTAGAGTCTCTACATCTGCAATCTCTTCTGCTAACTTGTCCTTACGACCTTGTACACCATCTGTTGTTGCTGTAATCTTAGTTGTGTGAGCTTCATTTAAAGCCTCAATTCTTTCTTCATGTGCTTTATTAAGTGCAACTACTTTAGTTGCTGTTGTTTCTTCAATCTTCTCTAATTGAGTTGATAATCTTTCTTTCTTTGCTGTTAATTGTGTAACCGATAATGCCATTTTTATTTTCCTTTTAATTTCTTCAAAACTTCTGTTAATTTGGGTAATACCCCTAAGTCTGAATAAGTGATTAATAACATGAACTCTGCTGGGTTCTTGCTAATTGCCTCTAGGTTATCTCCTAATGGGAAACCTATCTCTTTACATCCATCTGCTAATAACTTTACTCTAGTTCTATCTCCATCGAAATATCTTAGTAGTTGTTGTCCTAGCTCCTGTTTAGTTAATGTTGCCATATATGTTCGCTAATAAACGATATGCAGTTCCATTTTCTTCTTCTTTTTCTGATATTACTGTATCAAGTCTTTCTTGTTCTTGGATTGCATTTGACATCTTTTGATTGTTCAGTGCGATTCCATCTTCAAGTTCTTTCTTGAAAGACAGTACTTTCTCAATTGTTTTTGTAAGTGGGTTTTTAAACATTATTTCTCCTTGTTATAGAATTTTATAATTGATTCACTAATTGCTAGTGCATCGTTTGTTGGCTTAGTCTTAAATAGACCTCTAGGTGCTTTTGCTGAATTCTTCTTGTTCGGCTTATATGACATTAATACATCAATCATATCACCTTCTTCAATTTCCTCTTTTGGTACATCTTCCTCTGCATATACTGGTGATGTGTATAATACAATAGCTAACTCTTTTTCAAGAAATCCATATTTTAACTCTTTACCTTTCACTCTTGCATACGATTTTGTTTCTCCATAAGCTTCTGCTTTTTGTTCCGGTATAGCTACAATAAATACTTGCTGAGGTAATACTTTAATTTTCTTTACTAAATCAGCAATCAATAAATTATATTGACCCCACACTTCGTATCCATCAAATGCTATATTACAGTACTTATCAACCATTTCTGCCAATGATGTGAAACTATCTAATACAACATAATCATATCTTTTTACATAGTCTTCTTTAGCTAAAGCATCTAGTGTTTTATCTAGTTTCTTGTAAGCTGTAATCATAATGTTTTTGAACTCATGGAAATTAGCCATTGGCAATTCTTTGTTCTCTGTGTTTAGTATAATTGTTTTCTCTGGTGGTAATGTTTCAAACATTGAACTCTTACCTGTCCCTGATTCCCCAATTATACCTACTGTTGGTTTAATCATTTTTCTTCTCCATATCTTTTTATTAATCTTAAATCGTATAAGAAATCTTCTAACCCTAGTTTCCTAAAAAATAGTGCTATCCTATTATATGATTCCTCTGCTTGTTCTCTGGTTATGTCTCCGTACTTGATATATCCCATAACTCTAATTCTCCATTCTTAAATTGGTCCAATCTCACTAGCCTCATGTTCAACTCAGCTTCTTCGCTGTTTGTATACAGTTCTTGCCAAGTTTCATAAGTCCATTCATCTATCATATTGTTTGTAAATGAGTCTGCAAACTTTTCACCTTTGCCTTTTGCACCCTTGATATTGTCTGTTGAGTCTCCCCATATAGCTTGATGTATATAGTTCTCTTCAATCTTAGTCTCATCTAGTCCTGATGTCCATTCCCATGTATTATAGTTGATACAGTCCACTGGTGAGTGTTTATAGATGTCTTTGTCTATACATGCTATATAAGTGTTCTCCACTTCATATGCTTGTGTAATGACCAAATCATCTGCTTCCATCAATGGTATCTCAGTATAGCCTAATCTCTCGTATACGAGCTGTTTCAAGTCTCCTATACCTACGATGTCTGTAGGCTTACGATTAGCCTTATATAGCTCGGAGAGGTCATGCCTGAATGTGTGTTTAGGACTCATATATAGGTTGAATACAATGTTCAATCCTTTGTAAATAGGTTTGCCATGATAATACCTATCTATATGTTCTTCCTTGTGTTTATTCCAAACTGTTGACTTAATTCTAGCTATCTTACTACAGAAATCCATATAAGCCATTTCTAGGTCTAAATCTACTTTATCATCTATTTGTACCTGATTCCTGTAACAAGCTGTATATAGTATGCTATCTGCATCTATAGCTATATTGTATGTCATTTTACTTCCTCTCTATCTAACATTGATATTTCATCGTTTGTCTTACTTAATAATAAGTTTAAATTTCCTAGTATTGTGTTATCCATTCGTGAGTTTCCTTCCAATCTATTATTTTAGCTGTCTTATACTTCTTTATTAGAGCTATAGAAGCCTTATTATACTGTTTACCTAGTTTACCTAGTGCAGTTATCTTAGCCTTTGTTAGAGAGCTTATGTCTACTACATTGAGCATCATTTGATGATTTGCTTTGTCTATTGTTCTTTCCACTTCTAACCATCTTGTAATTGCATCCCTTTTATCTGGTGAACAAACAGCGATGTGCTTCACTGGTGCCATCCAGCTTGGTTCCTGTGTAGACTTCTTAGCCATGTTATCGTTCCTCTACATGAGACACATAGTCATAGTATAAGTCTGCTCTCTCGAAAGCTGTCTTTGCATTAGGAGCCATGATTATTTCTGTATGTCCATGATGTGTAAAGTGTATTATAAATGCTGTCATTATACTTCTCCCATTAACATATCTAAATCTTCGTCTTTCTCATTTGCAAATGTTCTCATTTCAGTTATTGTCTCGCCAAACCTGTCATTGAATTCTTCACATATTGAGTCCCACTCTTCTTCATTTCTTGCCATTTCTTCTTCATACTTGTTTAAAGCTTCTGTGTTTGCACATCTATCCATGTTCTCTCCATTTTATTTTCTTTCTTCCGATGTTCTTAGCATAAAATTTACCACTAATGTTATCGTTAAGACAATCAAGCTTGAATAGAACTCGTTCTGTAACCAGTAGTTCCACTTCTCCATATGTAAGTGCTCCTTTTGTCTTGAATAGTTTTAGTATAGTTTTCTTTTGTACACACTTCAATTTTCCATGTTTACTTGAACCTTTGTACTTTCTCCAGTTGCTTTCTTTTACAACTTTCCTTTTCCTCTTGTAACCTTTGAGTGGTGGTAATGTTGTTCTTGAAAGAAAGTTCTTTTTACCGTAGTAGTAGCTACCATCAGTATAGTCAATCCTATAAGTGAATCCCTCATTGCCACTAAAATCTGTTTCATTTGTTTCATTGTGCCAATCCTGCATTTCTTACTTCCTCCACCCAATTCTTATATTCCCTTTCCACTTCAATCATTCTTTTTTTTAATGTGCTTACATAGTTAGGTCTTGGTTCATCATCAATATAATCTACTATATCATCTAATAGTGCCAATCCTTGTTCTAATGTAAATCCCATATCGTGAGCCTTCACTGTTGCATACCATAGGTTATTGTGTAGCCCTTTGTCTGCTGTAGCATTGTAGGCATTACTAAATGTATACATTCTTTCATCCCAAGCATCATCAATCTGGTGTCTCTTTAGTTGCTTGACCTTTACTGGTTTTACATCTATGTTCTTCACTAAATCACTTGCTTCAATGTTTTCTCCATCTTCGTTTACTAGTATCTTTCGACCTTTGTATCCAAAGTAAAATTGTGACATTGGTAGTAAGTCAATAGGTATTCCTAAATGTTCACTTACTTTCTTCATAAATGGTTTCCACTTATTGTTGTCAATCTCAATCTCAACATCTGTTGGTAATAATACTCTGTATTTGAAAGGATTGTGTTCATCACTACCTAATGCAATTGCACAATTATAGTCTGATAACATATCGAAACATTCAGTCCAAGGCACATCAGTATCATCTACATCTAGTACTAGAAAGTTACAACCTCCTAGAATATAGTCTTTACCTCTAATTCCACCTCTTAATTCAAATGGTATGTATGCTGTATCGTTTCTCATTACTTTGATAGCATCTGTCCACTTGTCTACTTGATAATATTTAAAGTCTGTAGCTGTCTTACTTGCTAATCTTCCTTTTGCTTCTTTGCGACCTACACCTTGAAGTATTAGCTGTTCTAAACTCTCTGTGTGCTTATAGCTAAATCCAAATCCATCTTGTTTCCTAAATGAAGTATATGTTACTGCACCTCGTTCATGGTCAAATTCTAACATACCACTAGCACCAGACTTGCTGTTTGCTAGTTCTAGTATTCCTTTAACATCATTAAGTTTGCCTATTAGACCTTTCTTAACCATATCATGCGGTGTTAAATCTTCTCCTCCATCTACATAATGAGCCAACAATATCTCATAAGGTAATCTACTAGCTTTGTCAATGAATATTGATAGGTCTGAACCTACTGCTTCAACTACATATATTGCTTCTTGTAAATCACTTGCTTCAACTACAGTATGTCTATTCCATACAGAATAAACACCTGCTAATTTCAATGCTTTCCAATGTCTGTGCTGTTGTTCTAAGATAACTGCTTCATTACCTTCTTGTACCTTTGCTTCACAATATAACATGTAAATATCATATAGTGTTTGACACTCATCTGAAAGTTTAACCAGATTATAATCATTGTTAATAGCTGTTGATGCTACTTGCTTTGATAGCAAATTCAACTCTTTACTCATGCTTACACTTGAACCTTTTTTGCTTCTTAATTCTAATACCATCTTGTCTACATCATCCTCATCATCTTCTACAAATGGGAAGTTTGGATAAACTATAATCCCTCTTCTCGCATACTTTGATATGAACTCAACCATAAACTTACTAAGTAATGCTTTGTCCTCCAATATACCATGTTCTGAACCAATAAATAGTGCAGTCATTCCCATACCAGTAACCTCTTCTGATTGATTCTTTCTATCTTTTAGAGGTTTACTCTTAAACTCTCCAACATCAAATAGCTGTGCTACTAGTTTCATGTTAGGTATCATATCCGCGTTACTTGCTAACTCTGTACTAATCTCGTCTACATATAGTGCAGGTAATCCTATTCCTTCTTTACTAAAATCGTTTAGTCTTTGAACCATTCCTTCTAGTGTTGCTAGTGAATTTGACAATGGTGGAATGTATGGCATAAAATCCAACTCTTGCTCCTCCATAGTCATTCTAGCTTTCTCTTGTCTGTAACTATCTATATCTTCATATCCTAATTTGATTGATGCCTCTAGTTTCAACATACTACTTGTTTTCTTTGCTCCAGACTTAGCTAGTACAAATATAATTACATTCATAGGTACTAAGTTGTTCTCTCCTAAATCTAGCTTGTAGTGAAAATGACCAGTAAATGTAGCCATTGTATAATTGGCAATAGCTATTGACATTGAGTAAGGTACTTCCTCTCCCAACATTCTAGCCATCTTGTCTGCAACTTTGTTTGGTTTACTATCAAATGCTCCCATCTGTTCTAGCCTGTTTGTTAATGCTAATAGTTTCTTACCACTCATTTAATTATCTTTCTCCATATCATATAGATTCGGTCTTCCAAATCTTTCATAGTTCCACCTATTTGGTGCGAATTCATCTCTCCATTCATATACTTCTGTTACAAGGAATCCTTGCTTATTGTAGAAATCTCTTAGGAAATCTCCAGTACAAAATAGATGTAGCTTATTATCCTCTTCTTTATCTTCCTCTGCTATTTGCACTCTCATCTTAAAGAATTGTTCTCCTGCTCCTTTTACTAAGGAAAAGAAACCAGTCATGTATCCATTACTGTTAGTACCAAACCCACCTAGTACTTCCCAAGTATCAATATTCTTTATAAAGTAATAGTTATCAGCTACTACTTCTTCATCTATCATACCTCTCAAATCTGTGTCTAGTTTCTCTAATCTCTCATTGAATGTCTGTTTATTTACCCTTGTAATGTTTGAGTTTACTGTTTTGTATCTCACATTGATTTCTTTTACTTTATCTAACTTATCATAGACTCCCATAACACATCTATCAAAACTTGACATTTGTTTCTTGAATACTTTACTATTAGCCATACTCTCTGCTAATGCTATCAAGTTTAAATCCATACTAGACTCTGTTCTTACACCACCTGCTGTTATCATCTTCTTGTTTTCAAATATCAAGTTTATAACTGAGTCTGTTTCTAATATTCCCATGTATATATATTTATACTCAAAAAAGTACTTTAATTTTAATCTATCAGTCATTATCTGAATACCGATGTAATATCATTTGTTTGATACAACCCACTTTTGTTTTTAACTATTATTTGTTGTATCTCATTTATTTCCCAATCTAGGTATTCTACTATTTCTACTAGCTCTCCTATCTTAAAATCACTACATTCATCTTTTTGCACTATTCTGTACCACATATCACTGCTCCTCTATGTTGCTTCGCTGTTTGTTGGTCACACTAGATATTTTATATCCACTTAATATTTTACTCTCTCTCTCTCTCCACTTATTCTTACTTTACTTTAAGGTTAGAATACTTGCTTTAAAACCTAGCTCATTAAAATAATGTGCCACCTCTATTTTCTCGTTTTCGTCTAAACACTCATTTGCTACATTTACTGTACTTACTATTAATGCAGGTAAATTTATATGTAACAGTTGAGGACTCTCTGGTATATTTGACCAATAGTTCAATCTCTCTTCTACCAAATCTTTAATCTTTATCCCTCGTTCTTCCGATGGTACTTTGTTATGTACTGGTAATATTGTTTCCAATGCTAATCTATGTATACTATCGTCTGGCTCAAAAGGATTAAATCTAGCTATTCTGACTTCCCATAATCCCGCTTTTGCATTAGCTTGATTCTTTCTAGTTGTAGTACTTCTTCTTCTCATCTATTTATTTTCTTCTATATTTACTACATTTACACTTTCTATTTCAATCATTGCTTTAGCCATTTCTTGTGCATCATCTAGGAAATTTGTAAAATATACTTTGTGTGCATATTCTAGTTCTTTCCCACCTCTTACTACATACTTGTAATCTTCCATTTAATCTCCTTTAATTTATGTATCAAAATACATACATCAAAAGTACCCATTATTTTATAGTCTCTCTGGGTTCTCGACTGTATAAATAGCTTCCTCTATTTGACTCGTTTGTATTGACCAAAGTGAGTCACTCTCGGTGTAAGTACATGTTTTTTTACAGGATTGTATTGTCACTACTCACTTGTACAACTAACCATAGTTCTTTACTTATGTGTACACTCTATGGATTTTTTTTATCATAACTCTGATAATCTCTGTATCTCAAAGTTTGCATAGTCTATAATCTTTTGTAAATCTTCAAGGTCTTGACCTTTGTCTCTACATGCATATTTAACTACATTACCCATGTTAAAGTTTAGGTTCTGTGAATTAATCAAATGTATTGGTTGTACCAAACCTTTATTGTAGTGTTCTACATCTGGTAATTTTATTGTTCTTTGCTCTTGTCTATTCATCGTCTCGTCTTCCTGTTCAACCGATGGCATTGTAACAGCTGTGTCTTTCTTACCGAGGAACTTTAGTGAGTTATGCAATAGACATGTATTGCAATCATCCTCTATTTCGATTGTTTTTCCTCTTAATTCTACTATTTTGTATTCTTTACCATCTGTGAAGTGTGGTTGTTCTGCTCCATTTACTGTTACCATATCACCAACTTTGTATTCTTCTCCATTGTGATTAAATACTTCCAACTTCTTGAACAGGTCATCTTCTGACTTACTGTTTTGCCACATTGTTCCATTTCTTGTATAAATATCTACAACTTCTGTTTCAACATCTAATATTTCCATCGGAAATTTAAACCCTGGGTCCTCATTAATATTTACAATTTTTACTACTCTTCCTGCTACTGTTTCCCACTTGTCTCCAACTTTAAACATTATAGACTCCTTTATCTGTTTCATTCTTACTTGCATCTATTCTATCTACTTCTTGTAGAAACTTAACTTTCTGTATTGCTCTTGCTCTTGCTTCTATTGGTTCCATACCTTCTTTAATAAAAATACTTGTCCATCTAATTACTTTATCCGACACTTACTAATCCTTTTACTATTAATATTGCTAATACTGCTGTGAGTACAACTAAGTTCCAATATGCTTTTTGTGCTTCTTTCATTGTTCTATACCTCAAACTCTGATGGGAACTCTGTTCTACTTGCTAATGACTCTTTGATGATTTCTTTCTTTACTGCTATTAAATCACATGGTTGAATGTCTAATCCTAGTAACTTGTTTAGTCTAACTATGTCATTCCATGATTGCTTTGCATAAGTCTTTGCTCCTGCATTGATAGCATCTTCTTTTGTTGGGAATTGTTGTCCCTTAAATACACCTTTATTGTAATCTGTAATCGGTGTTTTTCTAGCTGTTGTTTGTTGTGCGAAATCTGACATATTATGTCTCCTTGTTTTAGTGGCTTCCGTGTTGGTTCTTCACTGTTCTTTATAAGCCCATAGGCTCAACTTCTAACTGCTTCGATTATCAATCTACTAATAGTCCCACTCTGGGGTGTCTGTGTGTAGTTTGACTTAAATCATTGGAGAGAGGAGCCTAAGCGACTAAATATTACAACTTTCACAACAAGTATTTATCGTTAGGAGAAAAAAAAATACCTATACCTCGGTTAAGAGATATGGTAAATTGAAGCTTGTATGTCTGCTTCCGTTAGTGTGTTAGACTTAGTGAATGGGATAAATCGTTCAGCTATGTCTGTTAACAAGTCTTGTAGTAAGTTTGACTCATTTATTTCAATAAGTGTCTGTGTATATACTTCTCTAAGCTTCTCGATTTCATTTGGATGTACACTATAAGAGTCATGTATTGTTGTGATGAATGAATTTCCCATCTTTCGTACAACTTCTCTTAGGAAGTAAGCATCAACTGAGTGTATCAAGTTGGGAGCCATACCTTTATTGTGTGCTGATGGAGCATAAGTCTCACTAGTTAGAGTAACTGAGAATGTTTTACCACTCTTGCTAGTCTTTTGTAAGTTCATATCCATGTTAGTCTTAACATCATACTTAACTTTAGCACCATCAGGCATTGTCCAAGTGTATGTACCTATGTCTTTGTTGTTTAGTGACTGTATAATGTCCATTACATTCATACAATATGGCACTAACTTCATCATTACTTGTCCAAATGCCTCTTCTATCTCTAGTGAAGAGTTAACTTTAGCTAGGAACTCTGCTTCTGACATCTTAATGTTTTCCAATAGTTCGTTATGTCCATTGCTTGAACCATATAGAGTAACCATTAGTGGCTTCTTACAGATGCTTCTATCGAATATATCAGTCTTGTATAGCTCATTTAACTCTTTAGCTAGTTCACCATACAAGTCAATTCTTGTTTCACCAGTAGATATACCACCCATTGATGCTGTCTTCTTGTCACTTGTTAGTACACCATACATTTGAATTGCTTGATTAGATGCATCCATTGGCATAATGTAGTGTACTTCTTCATCTCTTTGGTAACATCTAAGTGCTTCAACTGCATTACTATAACCAAATTTATTATCTGCTCTGTGTATCTCTTCTTCAAGTGTATCAATATGGTCATTCACCCACTGTGCTTGACAATTATATGTCTCTTTGTCTAACCCATACTCACTTGCTATGTTTACTTTTAGCCAATATAGACCTGCTGTTGTTAATTTTAATGATTTCATTTAGTTTCCTTTGTTGTAATGTACACCTTCGATGAACACTGGTTTAATCATTGACTTCTGGTATGAAGCACCTTGTATATTTATATCATATCCTACTGAATATGCTCTTAGTCTAAAGTCATACTTCCATGCAAATGAGAACTGTTGTCCTTCCATCGCTAGGTATGACTCTTGCATTGTAGTGAATAACACTTGTGCTGACTTTAAGTGAGCTGATTCTTCTGACTTCCAGTTCTTTGATGCTATTCTATTGAGTGCATAGTTAAACTGCTCTTGTAGATTGTAGCTTCTAAGTGTAAACTTCTGGTCTTGTAACTTGTTTAATATGTCAAGTACATTCTGTGGTTGGTCTTTCTCACCCTTATTAAGTGTTACCTTACCAGTATCAAGATGATATCCACCTTCATTTGAGCCTCTTACCCAAGGTATTGGTCTTTCAATTAGCGGTAGTTTGAACCTTTTGTAACCTGATAGCTTCTCTGCATCACTTGATACTTCAAAGTCAACCACAACTGTTGTAGCTGTATACCAATTACCTTCTTCTGACATCTTGTGCTCTTGGTTTATGTCCCAAAATACTGTGTCTAACTCTGCAACTATGTCCATTGCTATAACATAAGTCTGATTCTTGTCAACATTTGGTATCATTCTAGCTATTGACAGCACCATTTGCTCTGCACTGAACTCTCTGATGTGAGGATAGTCTTCACTTATTGCTAATCCATTGCTTCTTGTACCTATCATAGTTATTAGTTCAACCATGAATACATCAACATCATCAGTAGACATTGATGGTACTATGTTGCCTACTGTATCATAAATTGATTGAGGTAGTTTCTGAATGAACTCGTTAACTGCTAATGCTAACTCTTGGTTGTAATTCTCGTCTGAGAACATTTCTTCTATCTCTGATTGTGTCTTGTTGTTGATGTCTAACATGTTAAAACCTTTGTGATATGATTGATTTAGCTATTGCAACCTTGAACGATTCAATAACTTCTGCCGTCATGTACTCTCTATGGATATGTACAACTCTGTTTAACTCTGACCTTGCTCTCTTTAACTCATTAGGTTGGAGCATACCTCTTAACTCTGTCAAACTATCTGACTCTGTAACTGATACTATTTTTGGTTCTTTGTTAAATATACTAGCCATTGCACTTCTTCATACTAATGACTATTTTCTTTCCAATAGGTTCTAATACCCAACTATGATATGCTATTGCTCCAAGTGCAACTAGCATGATGCTTGCTAATGTCAACTTAATCATGTTCTATCCTACTTGTTCGTTAGTGAAGTTCCACATATCTGTATTGATAAGTGCTTTACTTTGTATTCTTTTTACCAGTCTTTCAACTGACTCTAACTCATTCCCATGTTCACTTAACCATTTAAGAGATAATGGTGTGCTTAACTCATTACCATTTAAAGATACTATTGTAGCATATGCTTCTATAAAGTATGAGTCTTTATTACCTTCATCAAAATCACCTGCATGTCTAAACACTTGTACTGTGTTAACCTTTGCTGTCTGACTTCTATCAAACATTTCTACTCTACCTTTGTTCATTAGTTGTACTAAACTCATCGTTCTATCCTATTACAGTTAGTACAAGAAGATATGTACCTATTAACCCTAGTCCTAAGACCAACTCTTTATCCCAGTACATTGTAGCATACCCATGCTATATATATTAGTAGACCTATTATAGCAGTTGCTGATGCATTTGCTAAGAACATAGGAATTCCAATCCTGTAAGTGATAAGTATGCTATTGCTATTGTTATTACTGTTGTTATTAATGTTTCCATGTTAATCCTTTTGTGTTTAACACACACTGATATAGTCCGAAGACCACACCATCTGTGTTTAGTTAGCCATTATAGCCTTGTTACAGTTAACTACTGATAAAGTGTTCAAAGGTTTATATCGTCTAATGGAATATATCCAATGTGAACTCTCGACTGTCTAAAGCTACAACATGTGTAGTCTTACATAATATGTTAGTATTGGATGACCAGTCCAGTTATAAGTCATTAATGGTTTCACTGTCCATAACAGATGATAGTCTTCTCCTATCAGCCAACCAATGTTATACTCGTAGGTGTTGAGTTTATACAATGCAATGCTTAGACACTGTGCAATTCAGTGTGTTCTGTTAAGAGTTTATTTAAAGTCGGTCTATACTTCTCGACTTGATATAGTTATACTCTATGCCAAAGAGTTCTTCTGTGAATGAGTTTCACTGAGTTGGTAAGTACTATGTTATTGACCTGCTGTCCAATGTGTATGCTAATGACCCAAGCATAATGAGGTAGTGTTTAGACTGATTCATGCAGTGTGTGACAATTGAGAACTTCTCATTCATTATCACTCACCTCTAACCGATACATAGTATCGTGCTCTAGTGTGGATTGACTATGCACCATTGTGTGTAGAGTGTATGAACATGTGATAGAAGTGTGTGGAATATAGTGTGTATAGATATGACTGGATAATGTACTGGTATGGATGGATGGATGGATGGTATGGATACAAGTGTAGCCTACAAACACTACTAAACCCACTAACGAATGCACTTACCTTGCACTATCACTGTCAAAGTGTGTGTATAACCCCTAGCTTGTGCACTTCTGCTAATGTTTTTAGGGTCCCATTTGTGACTGTATATAGTTGAAGGGGGGGGGGAGTCTGGCTCTGGCTCTTGCTCTGAAAGGTAAGGTGGGAATCCACCTCCTCCTACTTTCTGCACAATTATATATGCACTCAAAACACCTAAAACAAGTACTTTGCTATATATTTTTTATATTATTCTCTACTGCAAATCATCTACTATCCATCCATTATCCTACCCTTCACTATATCATTCTATTGTCCGAAGTTACTATCACTTACCCTCTGGTATATAATTGTACTTCCATGACCTTTTTAATTCTGCTACTAGAAACTCTATTGCATTTTTAGCTTCCTTCTTGTTACAATCCACTCTATTATCTTCATAGTATTTTATGGATGATATTAAGCTCTCCTTAGTTGTCATACACACATTAGCCATCTAGCTGTTCGTATACTCTACATGACAATCTTCGTAGAACCCATCATCTTTTGTCAAGCATTTAAAACAAAGTATATCTTCGTTTTGTGTTAAGTGTTCTCCACAATCTATACATGCACTGTCCTTTGTTTTCTCTGTCTTTTCTCTCATTTTGTTTCTCCTACATCTGCTCCAAATAAGAAGCTAATTATTGATAGTACACTTGCTCTAAGTGTATCATCCATTACTGCACCTTCCACTTGATGAATTATATCTTCATGTGAATATGACATTAGTCCCCAAAAGAAACTTGTATCTGGTACGGACTCTATTATGTTTGTTGGTGTTGCTCCAATCCCTAGTGCAATAACAGCGAAGAGAGTAAGCATGACAAAGACTGTAAATCTCCTCATCCATACCCCTCCTCTTTTATCTGCACTGTCTCTTGACTTCTCTGATTGTGAGTGGGCTTCAAGTAACATCTTCTGGTGGTCTGCCTTGCTCTTTTGTGCATTGGCAATTAGTTTAAAGATGAACCCTGCTGTTGCAGAGCCACCCATCATTAATAGTGTTTCCATCATGCTATTAGTACTAGTAATATTGATACACCAGTACTTGCTATAAAGAATAATGTTCCACCCATTACTTTTAGCATGAACTTTTTGTGGTCTTGGAAATCGTCTATTAATATATCTAACTTTTGGTTGAGAAGTTGTACTTCCATTGAACTCATTTGTTCTCCTATATTTTGTCTAATTTTATGCTAGTTGGAGACTGTAGCCGGAAGGCTCAGTCGTTCCTTCTTCGCTGTTTGTTGGTCAAGCTACTTAAATTTGCTCACCAATATCTATTGACACTCCACCTATTGATGAACCATCTGGTCGTAATGCTACTACTATGTAATCGTTAGATGTTATATTTATATTCTATACATTGTCCATAGTCTTGATTGTTCTATTCCTGCTAATCTTAATACTTGTATTAGTTCTGCTTTTGTTGTCTGTACTGCATTATTACTTGCTAGTACCCAAACTATAGTATCTGTATCTGTCATTGTCGATATTGCTCTGCTTATTCTAGTCTGACTAGTTTCATCACCATCGTATTCTCTTCCATTTATTGTTACTCTTATCTCAGAGACTTCTCTTGCTCTTATTATTTTGAAGTATTTTCTATACTCTCTATCAGTTGATTTAAACTCTGCAATTTCTAATGATACTGTGAACTCTGGTGGTACTCTATTCCCTAGCCATTGATTATATGTTAATGTACATGAGTTAGGAGTATAGTATCCTTCCTTTGCAGGTGAGACTATTGTTTCTACTCCATTTTCATCTATTGTCTTTACTTCCTTTACTGGCTCTACCCATTCACAATATTCGTACTCTATCTTTACTTTTGAATATTCATATTCACTTTCACCAATAGGTATTTCGTCCTCTCTTAGTGTTCTCTTGTATTCTTCATACTCTAAAGCTTTCTCTGAAATACTTTTTGTCCTTTCCAATGGATACAATTTATTATAGTTGTTTCTTCTATCTGTATGCCATTCGTTAGTCTTTATCTTCTTAAAATGCTCTGCTAATGAGCTATTTACTAAAGATTGTGATTTCTTTGCTTTCATTTGGTCATATGCTCTTTTTAGGTTACTCATTATTTGCTCCTCTTAAATATACCTGTTCTTGTAAACCCTACAAAACTCTTAGCTGTGTTACCATTTAAGTCTGTAAAAGTTCCATTTGTTAAGTTGTCAAACTCTCCATTGTCACCATCATATACACCTGCATTTGTTATGAGTTCTTCACCCATAACTTGTACTACATACTCACCATTTGTATCTACTGCTAGTGTAGGAAATGACTTAGCTGTTGGAGATACTTCTGTGTCTAGTATGATTGTATTATGTTTAGGTGTAGTAATGATTTGTTTATAGCATTCATTTGTGTACAGTACCCAATTTGGTGAGTCTAATCCTATTTCTTCTATTTTACCCGTGAAGTCACTGTTCTTTCTAATATAAGAACTGCCAATAATACCTCCAGAATATGCACCACCATATAAGTATGTATAAACTTCGTCAACCTTGTAAGTAAGCACTACCCCAGTATGCTCAAAGTTCCTAATCCCAAACTCACCATTCTCTAAAACCTTACTCTCCAACCCATTACTACCATTACCTACTGCAACCTTATCAGTGACAGTATTAGTTATCATAGCTCCTTTATAGATACTATGACTATTAGATGCTACTGTTTTTGGTA